CGAACTAGAGACAGAACTACGCTTACAAGGCAGGGAAATCAACAGATGTCTACATATAAACGGAGAACTAAAAAAAAGAATTGAAGAACTGGAACACGAATTAAAATTTAAAAACGTAGAATTATGAGAAAAGAGCATAAGTTGGTTGCACTATGTGCAGTATTACCTGTATTAGCAGATTGGATTGAAGATTTAAACGACCAATCAGTATTCAAACAAGATCTAAAACGCAAAGCAAATATGCTGATGCAAGAGATTAGGAAAGTAGACAACCAAGTTTTAAGTATTTACGGAGAGAACCGAGAGCAAATCTACGAACAGCAGGTTGACTTGCAGATTAGATTTCGTCAATTTGTAGAATCAATAATTGTAGACTGATGCCGAGATGTAAAAACTGCAAACAAAAGTTTGAGCCTATTAGATTCAATCACAAATACTGCTTAAAAGATGAGTGCATCCGTGCTTTTGTAGCTGAGGTAAAAGAGAAAACATGGAAAGAGACAAAAACACGAATGAAAACAGACCTAAAAACCACACAGGATTGGTTAAAGGAAGCACAAACAATATTTAATCAATACATAAGGCTAAGAGATCAAGGACAGTTATGCATCTCATGTAACACAATACCAAAGAAAAAGAACGCAGGACACTATTACTCACAGGGAGGACATTCAAACGTCCGATTTGATGAAGACAACGTACATCTACAATGCGAAGCCTGCAACACATATTTATCAGGAAACCTGCTTAACTATCAGATAGGCATAGAAAAACGAATTGGAGCTGAAAAATTAATTGAATTACAAGGTAAAGCACACATTGAGAAACGCTGGAGTGTAGAAGAACTAAAAGAATTAATCAGAATATACAAAATCAAAGTAAAACAGTTACAATGAAAGTTAAATTAGACTTATTAGAAATAGAATTGTGTAAATATATTGGAAATAGCAGAAGTAATATAGCTAGGCAAAACAATGTGTTTGATGCAAAAATAGGAAATCAAAATGGAGTAGATGCTGATATTCAAGGATTCATGGCTGAGTATGCTTTTGCAAAAATATTTAATTTATTTCCTGATTTTGGTTTATCCCCAAGAAGCGGAAGTTATGATGGTATAACTAAAAAAGGTTCTAGATATGATATAAAATCTACTAAGCATCCAAATGGTAATTTATTATCTACATTGAAAATTAATAATGATATAGATATTTATGTTTTGGCTTTTGTTGAAAATGATACTATAGAATTTATTGGATGGGCAAATAAAAATGAATTAATCAATGAAAATAATGTTAAAGACTTAGGACATGGAAAAGGATATTTCCTAAGTAGAAATAAATTAAATAAATTTTAAAAAAAATAGTTTGTAATCTAAATATTATTTATATATTTGTCTAAACAAAAACCAATTTATTATGAAACATTTATTTAAATCGTTGGCTCAGTTCCAACAAGAAGTACCAGTAATCCACAAAGCAACACAAGGCTATGGATATTCTTATTCGGATTTACCTAAAATCTTTAGTGTAATCAATCCATTGCTAAAAAAACACGGATTAGGATTTACTCAGTTAATTAACGAAGGAGATGTCTTGACGATTCTTTTTCACGTAGAATCAGGAGAGCAAATACAAAGCTCCACAAACATCCCTCAGAATGTACAACTGAAAGGAATGAACGACTTCCAAGTTTTAGGTTCTGCAATCACTTACATCCGTAGGTATGCAATTAGTTCAATGCTTGGATTAGTAACCGACAAAGATACTGATGCAGGAGGAGAGCAAATAAAAAACGAACCAAAGAAACAAACGCTAGACGCTAAGAGATTCCAAGATGCAGTCAAAGCAGTAACGGAAGGAAAGATTACACGTGAGTCTTTAGAAAGCAAGTTCACGTTAACAGATGGTCAAATCGATATACTAAACGCACTATGAAAACTAATCAGCAAAAACTTAATTTAAAATTTCACAATACACGTGGAAATTACAGAGATAATAAATATTGGTTAGAAACATTTAATCTAATTTATCAATATTTAAACGAAAATGACATTAGAAATTTAAATGTAATGAATACTAAACTTTCAATAGGAACAAGAGTAAGTACCTTTTTAAAGCAAAATAATATTTTATATAAAAATGAATTTGGGTTTTACAAATGGAATGATAAGATTCCTGTATCTGTTAAAATTATTGATGCCTATAGAAAATACCAATTTAAGAAAAACAGTATTTATAGAGATAGTCAAGAAAATGTAAATCAAAGAAATAAAAGTAAACAAAGAATCAAAGTTCAGTTTAGTGATACTCCTTTAGAAGTTGTTACTGAAAACCATAGAAACACGAACACACAAGAAATAGGATTGATTCGTAAATTTTTAAAATGGATATACTAATGAAAGTTAGATGCTCTGCTATAGGAAAAATTATGTCAGCACCTCGCAATAAATCGGAGGTGCTTTCACAGACTGCAAAGACATACATTCACGAAATGGTGTTGCAGGATAAATACGGAATCAGAAAAGAGTTTAGTTCACGTTACACAGACAAAGGTAACGAAGTAGAAAACGAATCAATCAACCTAGTTAATGAAGTTCTGGATGTAGGATTTATTTACAAGAATGAGGAGTCATTTCAGAACGATTGGATTACAGGAACACCCGATGTAAACACGGAGCAAGTATTGCTAGATGTAAAATCAAGTTGGGATGGTTCTACCTTTCCGTTTTTTGAGACTGAGATACCTACAAAGGATTACTACTACCAACTGCAAGGTTATATGTGGCTAACAGGTAAACAACAATCAATGCTTTGTTATTGCTTAGTTGATACTCCTGAGTTAATGGTTGAGGATGAGATTAGACGAACGCACTGGAAGTTAAACCTAATGGAAGAAAGTTTAGATCTGCGTGACGAAATACAAAAGAAGCATATCTTTAGCCACATTCCAAAGAACAGACGTGTGAAAGTCTTTTTTGTACAGAAAGACGAAGCAGTCATTGAACGAATCAAAGAACAAGTAGAGCTTTGCCGAGAATATTACAACACCTTAATAAATTTCTTATGAATTATTTATATAAAATAGGTCAAATAGTTTATTTAAAAACAGACGAAAGACAATTTCAAAGAATAGTAACACAAATAAGAATAACAGAACACGGACACTTATACCAACTTTGTGAGGGTATAAATGAATCAGTTCATTACGAAATAGAAATAAGCGAAGAAAAAAACATATTAATAACATTATGAATCAGCAAATAGAAGACCAAATAGTAATTCGTGTTTTAAGCCGATTCAGCGAACGAAGTCAAGTAGGAATAAACAAGTACAAGACTACGCTAGAAAGAACCGACCTAAGCACGTTAGAATGGCTTACACACGCACAAGAAGAAGCTATGGACTTTGTGCTTTACTTGGAACGACTCAAAGACGAATACAGAGGTGGCTTATTAACTAAAATGGTAAAGCAATCTGAAGAAGATGGATTGTATCAAGACAAATTAAAACGAACAATGCCTAAATAAACACGGATGAAAATAACAATCGAACAATACGAACATAAGATTATTCACGAAGTACCTCATAACGATGTAACTCTAGACGAAGCTTTACAAATGATTGAAGGACTTTTAAAAGCTACTGGATATTCTTTCAGTGGGAATCTTGAAATAGTGGATGAGTGGGTAGATAACGAAGAAACCTTTAAAGGATAAGTCCCAATTTTTACCACATATCGTAAATAGAAATGATAACTAAACAACAAGAACAATGAAAACAAAATATATCAAGACAGAAGACAAAGAGATTATTGTCTTTGGTGAAATTATGTTACATAGTGATTTTAAACATATGAATCCTATTTCAGCAGGATTTATTTCTTTTGGAATAAACGAGGAAGGAAATCCAACTTGTAGGTGCTATGGAGAAAGTATATCTCTTGGTTTATCAAGTGATGAGGAAAAAGATACCTTTCTTGCTCAAAGTCAATTAGGATTTAGGTATTACTAAACAACAAGAACAATGAAAACAATTTTAACATTAAAAATGCCTATTAGTATTGAACCATCAACTGCTGATAAGGGCTATGTAATTACAGATGCTAACAATACAGAACATTTCTTTTATGAAGAGAATGGTGAGTTAGTATATGATGGATGGTGTGCAGATGCTAAGATAGATGTTGAACAACTTAAATAACAAGAACAA